TCTTTGATGCCAGACTCGATGACATGCTCGTGATACACAAGCTCAGGCAAATGGTGGCTGGAATCCTCATAGCCCAGGTCTGATGGCTTGGAGATAAACACCGCCCAAGTGGACAGCCACTCAAAAAACTTTTTCCGACCGTGACCCTTTAGCCGCCACTTCGACGTATCAGAACCATCGTGAATGAAAAACATGGCCAGCATCTCGGTCTGGCTCATGATCCCCAGGAACTCAGCCTGTGTACCAAGCTCAACGAAGTCGTTAGGCGACGGCGTAGCAGTACAGGACAGCTTGTAAGGCGTACGCTTGAAGGCATCAGTGATAAACCTGCGGAGTTTCCCATCCATGCCTTTCAGAATTGAACTTTCGTCCAACGCGACCGCCGAATAGTCATCGGGATTGATCTTGTGAAGCTGTTCGTAGTTGGTCACATAGATCATTGCATCAGAACCAACACGACCAGCATGGATGCCAAACTTATCAGCCTCGGTCAGAAACTGGAACGTGACCGCAAGAGGCGCAAGGATCAAAACGCGGCGTCCTGTGTGCTTTGCTACCTGGTCAGCCCAGGTCAATTGCATCAGCGACTTGCCAAGCCCTGTATCTGCGAAGATGGCAGCTTTTCCGCGACGGCAGGCCCACTTGATAATGTCACGCTGATAGTCAAACAACAGCGCATCAATGCTGCTTGGGATGGCAGCGTCGAAACCAGCCTCTTCGATTGTGAACCGCTTGCGGTTTAAGAATTCTTCATAACTCAACATACAAACCCCCTATTGCTTCCGTTGTTCTTCGGAGCGTAAAAGTCCTGCCAACAGTTCTTGATGCTGTTGTTTATGATTTCCTGATCTTCCGGGCACCGCAAAACAACACGGACGACCTGAATAATGAATTCGTTGTAAATCTTGGCTTCCTGTTGCTGGCTCATATGTCAAGCGCCTGTTTTCTGTATTGTTTTTTTTGCTCAGGATCAGGCGGGAAATATTCGGATCCCGGCTGAAAACGCATGTACCCAAAATACTGATCCAACCAAAAGCTGCCCTTTTGCGAGTGCCGCGCCGCCTCACAGATCAATTCTGTTTTGCCTTCATCGACGGTATGCAGGAAGAAGATCGCATCGGCGTCTTGCTCGATCTGACCGGAACCACGCAGGTCGGAGAGCTTGGGGCGGGCGTCAGTGCGGATCTCGATTGAGCGGTTCATTTGAGCAAGAGCAAGGACGGGAACATTCAGTTCCTTCGCCATACGCTTGAGCCCAGTGGACACCGAACCAATGCGAAGCGCGTCCGTTTCGCCGGAGGCGTTGACCAGCTGGAGATAATCGACGACGACAAAATCAAGCGGGCCCTTTGCTGCCATTGCCCGGCAACGCGCGCGGATGTCGGCAATAGTCACGTCACTGCCGTCGTCAATGAAGAACGGCAGGCCTTGAGTTTTTGCGACGTAATCGTTGAGTCGTGACCACTGAAAATCCTCAAGCTTTTTAGGATCTTTGATCAGGTGAAACGGGATGTTCGCGGCATTGGACGCCATCCGATTGATCAGCTGGAAGGACGGCATTTCAAGCGAGAAGACGGCGACGGCCTTGCCCTGGTTAAGAACGGCTTGAGCAATGTTCAGCGCAAGAATCGTTTTGCCTTGCTTGGGGCGGCCGGCAAACACCAGCAGTTCCCCGCCGTGCATGCCGCCAGTGGCGTCGTCAATATCGGGAAATCCAGTAGATAACCCGGTTAGCCCTGACTCTGAATTGAACACACGGTCAAGCTGGTCATACCAATCACGCAGCGATTGCTTGGCAGCTTTCAGCCCTCGATCGGTTTTAACCTTGATGAGATCCAGAACGGATTGCTGCGCCCTGGCGATCTTTTCGGAGACGGTCATTGCGGGATCGTGGCACGACTGGCAGACGGTACGGCCAGCCGCATCAAGTTTCCGCAGCGTTGCATACTCCTCGACGCGGGCCGCGTAGTGGGTAACGTTTGCCGCTGACGGGGTGTTTCTCATGACCTCAGCCAGCCAAACAGTCCAATCACCAGCCGGGGCTATGGTTTCAAGACGGTCTGCAACGGCAAGGAAATCGATCGCAGGCATTTCAGCAGCCATACCCTGTAGGGTGGCATAGGCTTGCCATGCGCGAAGGCTGTGAAGCGAATCCTCAGCCATCACAGCGGCGACGTCAGCGCACTGGCCAGGGTCTGTCAGCAAACCACCCAATACCGCAAGCTCAAGATCGTGGTTAAACAATTCGCTCATCGGTTATCACTCCACGACCTTGAGAAAATTATCTTCACGCAGAAGGAAATCGAAATTCGCTCCCTCCCAAAATCCGTCTTTGTACTGGCGCCCGTTCATCCACGCCTCGTTGTGAGTCGCCAGCTTGAAATACTTGCCCCACCATTCGAGGTTTTTGGTTTCTGTCCCCAAATCCCAAATCTTCTTGATCAGGCGCTTGCGCTTGTCGTTGCGAACTCTCACCAGCGGTCTGTTGAACGGCAAGGCAACGACCTCGTTGTACAAGTCGAAAATCTGGTCATACGGAATCGCTGGTCTTATCGGAGTGACATTGGGTGGCGAAGGGGGCTCGTTGTCGTCTGCGTCAGCAGATGACAAATCTTTTTCTGTCTCTGTCTCTGTCTCTGTCTCTGGCATAGCATCTTGATAGCGGTCTGCTAGCGCATTGCTAGCATCTTGTACCACTTCAAAGAAACCGTTTAAAATCAACTCTTTAATGGTTGCCCTAATCGTCAGCTCATCAGAACGGAATCGCCAAGCCAGTTTTTTCTCGTCGACGGTGATAAGCCCCTCTGGATGCTCACTTGCAAGCAGCCAGTAGCACGGTGCTAGCGCTTTGCTAGCAAGCTGCAAAGCATGAAACTCATAGTTATCAAGCAGCGACTTATGGAGCTTGATCCAAGGCGGATTTCTATCCTTGTAATGTTGGAACTCGTTCCAGTTTTTGGGCTTGATAACCATGCTCATCAGTCGGCCTCACTGATAAAATCCCTACATACAAAAGTGATTCGCAGTAACAAATCACCAACGAAAACCCCAAAGAAAAACGTCTACAATCCGAAAGTCAGGCTGCCGACTTCACTGTGGTAGGCGGGTCTTCAGCCTTCAGTTTTCCGTTTGTCAGTTTTTCAATTTGGATCTGACGCAGATGCGGGATGCCGTGTTTTTTCCATTTGTTGATCGCGCCAGGAGTAACGCCGCACTCGCGTGCCAGCGCTCGATAGGTGCGAAAATGGTCTTTTGCTTCTGCAAGAGTCATGAGAGATATACCTAGTTGTGTACCTAGGTATATTCTTGCTTAAACTTTGGTGTATGGCAAGCAGGGATTGCAACTTTCAAAATTTACCAAGGTAAACATCAGGCATACACAAGCCATATATCTAGGTATATTTTTTTTGTGCACAACAGTTGACTAAAGTCGATACGAACATTAACCTAGGTATATGTCGCCGCATACCTAGGTATCTGGCGACTTCTTGAAAAACATCAGGGAGATCACCAATGGTAACCCCACATCCATCGATCAAGAAGATGCCAGTCGTTCGCCTGCGCAGCAGCTACAAAGCCGTGTGGGTAGATGATCGCAATGAGCGTCTGCAAGCCGAAATCAAAACCGGGATCCGCAATGGTAACGCCATCGTTATCAAGGCCGGTGCGAAATGAGCAGGTCAGCATTCTGGTCAAAGCTTCTTGTTAATCTTGGCCTGCAGCTCGACCGCGCAAACAAATTTGACGTTGCTGATGAATGTTTTCGCGCAGCTAATCGAATTTGCACGCGCCCCATTTTCATCACCAAGCAGACGATCATCAAGCGCTTTTGTCGGCCCGCGTTGCTTGCTGACAAAAAAGCTGAGCGCGCACAAATAGAGCGGGAAATCAGACGGCTGAAGGCCGGTGAATGCCGAACGCTGACAGAAGCGCTTTTTCAGGATCTGACTCGCATCAAGAAAGACATCGCAAGACTGGAGTCAGCGCAATGATCAACGTCAGCTACATCGCCCACGGGCAGACGTATCAAGTGCAAGTTGACCTTGATTGCAATGCGCCACTGATCTTTGTCGGCGACCAGGATATTTCTGACCTGATCAACTCGACTGACTTTCTCGCCATCATTGCCAAAGCAGAGCGGCTTCAAAGAGACGACAACGAAGACGAGCGCGGCGAATACCTTCACACCATGGGATACAAGAAGCCATGAACTCAATAGTAACAATACGGGCTTCAAGCCTTGCCGAAATCTTTGATTGCCCCGCCCGCTGGGAAGCAAAACACATCCTTGGAATGCGCATGCCAAGCAGTGGCGCCGCAACGCTTGGAACGGCTGTTCATGCTGGCACAGCGGTATTTGATCAGTCAGTCATTGACGGGTCAGGCATCAGCATCAGCGAAGCAGCTGGCGCAGTGGTAGATGCAATCTACAAGCCCGAGCAGGATGTTGCATGGGATGAAGACCTGCAGCCAAAGACTGCCGAAAAGATTGCCCTGGCACTGCATACAAAATACTGCAGCGAGATTGCTCCAAAACAGAAATATGTGGGCGTCGAGGTTACGTGCGAGCGACTTGTAATCACTGACCTGGGCATTGCGCTCACGGGTACCACTGATCGCATTCGTCAGCTACCAGATGGCCGTTACGGAATTTCTGACCTCAAAACCGGTGCGCGTGCAGTCGGCTCTGATGGCCGCGCCAGCACAAGCGGACATGCCGCTCAGATGGGCGTTTATGAGTTGCTTGCCGAGCAGACGCTCGGTGAAGTCATCAGCGCACCCGCACAAATCATCGGCATGCAGACTGCGAAAACCACGCAGAAAGTCGGTACCGGTGAAATAGAAGACGCAAAGGCTGCACTGATCGGCGACGAAGAATCGCCCGGGCTGCTGGAACATGCAGCAAACGTAATTCACTCCGGCATGTTTTATCCAAACTCAAAATCGATGCTTTGTAGCAAAAAATATTGCCCTCGCTGGGATCGGTGCAAGGCACATGGTTAAGAGAGTGGATTACCAAAAGTTCGTTCCTGAATATGTGTCTGGAAAGTCGATTTCGCAAATTTCGAGCGAAAGCGGAATTAACTCAGGACAGCTTTATCGCGGGATCAAAGCGCTAGGCATTGAAATGCGCGGGCTATCAGCAGCAACAAAGGGGCGGCCCGGCAAGCGCGGAGCAGAAAATCCGCGATACAAGGGAGGATCGTTCATTGATAAGGATGGATACGTCCGATTAAGAGATTGCGGAAACAAGCTTGAGCATCGCGTTGTAATGGAGCTGCACCTCGGGCGAAAGCTTTTACGAAGTGAAATTGTTCACCACATCAACGGAACCAAAACAGACAACAGGATTGAAAATCTGCATCTCTGCACAGCAGAAGAGCACCGCACCATCCACGCAAGGGAGAAAGCTGCGGAGGAATGCGGGAATGAGAACTGGAGAAAATGCGTCTACTGCAAGACGTATGACCCAGTAGAAAACATGAGCTATTCAAAGCAAAACCAGCACCATTACCACAAGTTTTGTGCTGCCGAATATCAACGCTACTTGAGAAAAAATGGATAAACACATGACACAGACAAACCTTCAAGCGCTACGCCAGCCTGCCGAGCAAAATCTGCCGCAAGTAAGCGCGGGATTTTTCAATCTGCAAAGCTTCGAGCTGATCCAGCGCGTATCCAATGCATTCGCGAAATCCGATCTGGTACCAAAACAGTACCAGGGCAACTTGCCGAACTGCATGATCGCGATGGACATGGCCCAGCGCATGGGCGCAAACCCACTGATGGTCATGCAGAACCTCTACATCGTGCACGGCACACCTGGTTGGTCGAGCAAGTTCCTGATTGCAACGATCAACGTGTGCGGCCGCTTCTCTGCCCTGCGTTATGAGTGGAAGGGTGAACCCGGTAAACCTGATTACGGTTGCCGCGCCTGGGCGATCGAGAAAGCGACCAACGAACGCCTTGATGGTATCTGGGTGACATGGGAAATGGTCAATGCCGAAGGCTGGGCCGGTAAAAACGGCAGCAAGTGGAAAACGATGCCGGATCAGATGTTCGTCTACCGCGCCGCAGCATTCTGGCAGCGCGCATACGCGCCCGAGCTGGGTATGGGCCTGCAGACCGCAGAAGAGATCGGCGACGTATACGACGCTGAGAAAGACCGCGCAGGTAATTACTCGGTCAGTGTTGCAGACATGAAGCCACAGGGGAAAGAAGTCGCACCGGTCGCTGAGGTTGTCGACACCAGCACCGGAGAGGTCACCCGCAACGCCACTCCTGCCATAGGCCTGCAGGACGCCATTGCAGCCGCGCGTCAGGGCGACATCGACACGGCCATGGACATCAGTCGCGGCCTGAGTGAGCGCGACCGCCAAGAGCTTGAGCGGCATTTGCCACTTGAGCAAGCAGAAGCCCCAGCCCAAGAACAGCGCACCCAAGCACCACGCCAGCGCCAAGCCCGCAACCTCGACTGAACCACGGGGCGGTGAAAGCCGCCCTATTTGGAGCGACTGAACAATGAAAATTTCAAGAATCGAACTCACCAAATTTCAGGGGCTGCGCAGTGCGCGGCTACAGCTCACCAAGCCCGTGCTGATGGCTACTGGCGCCAACGGTGCCGGCAAGTCATCGCTGCTTGAAGGGATCCGGCTGGCCATGCTCGGCAACCCTGAGCGCGTCGGACTGAAAAAAGAGCTCGGCAAACTCGTCACCGAAGGCGCCAAGCGCGGGGGCTGCGACGTCATTACCGAGAACCAGATGCACTTTGCTTACACCCTGCCCGACGGCAAGCACACGGCACCGGCAGAGCTGGGAAGCCATATCGGGTACGTGCTCGACGCGCAGAACTTTGCGCGGGCAACGCCAGATGTGCGCCGCGCCACTTTGTTTGCGCTGACTGGCTGCAAGGTCGACACGGCTGAAATCACGAAGCGCCTCCTGCAGCGCGGGGCGCCGCAAGACAAGATCGATGTGGTTGCGCCCATGCTGCGCTCCGGATTCCCGGCAGCGAACAAGCTCGCAACAGAAAACACCAGTCAGGCGCGTGGCTCGTGGAAGGCAGTAACGGGTGAAAACTACGGTGAGAAGAAGGCCGAAGATTGGGCACCGTCAGCGGTCGAGCCAGTATCAGCGCGCGAACTGCAGGATGCTGCGGGGGCTGTTGCGACATTTGAAAATGTGATTGCCGACCTGAACACGCGCCTTGGCGCTGCCCGCGAAAGCCAGCGCCAGGCGCAAGCCAATGCCGCCAACATCGTCACCCTGAAGGAGAAAGCCTCTCAGCTGCAGCGCTTCCAGAAGAAGCTGGAAGTTGACCAAGCAGAGCTCGACAAGTGGGAAGCCAAACTCGCTGAAGCAAAGGCCTCAAATGCGCCTGCAAAAATTAACACGCCGCGTCCGTGCCACCCGGATAGTGCCATCCTCCACGCTCTTGCGACAGTTGCGGAGGAATGGCTTGACCTAGCAGAAAAAACACAGGGCGTCGTCAACAATTTCAATGTGTGCGTTGGGTGGGATCAGCACAAAAGCTTGATCAACCGCACGTCTATTCACGTGAAATCGTACGACGAAATCTATGGAGAACCGGGGCCGCTGACGCGTGGAGACGCAGAACAAGCCGCTGCTGATGCACCGAATGTCGCCACAATTGAGCAGGCCCGTGACACATATCGCCGTGCCGTTGAGAACGACCGTCGTGATATTGCTGCCGCTGAACACGCTGCACAGCAAGTCAAAGAGATGAGCAGCATCTTCGAAACCAGCGCTGATCAGTCGGACATCGAGCACTTTCAGTCTGCTATCGAAGAGCACCAGGTCAAGCTGAAAGCGTCCCGCGAATCCCTGCGCGCTCTCGAAGTTCAGGATGGCGCATACCGCGCCGCAAAGGACGCAGCGAAGAAGGCCACCGCCCATCACGCCGATGTTATCGAGTGGTCGAAAATTGCTGACGCCCTATCACCCAGCGGGATCCCGGCAGAGATTCTGGCCGGAGCCTTGCGCCCTGCCAACGACTACCTGCACGAGCTCGCGCAGTTCGCCAACTGGAAGCGCGTCGCCATTGGTACCGAGATGGACATCACCGCCGACGGCCGTCCTTATGCCCTGCTCTCTGAGTCAGAGAAGTGGCGGGCCGACTGTCTGCTGGCTCTCACCGTCGCCAAACTCTCAGGCCTGAAACTCGCCCTCCTCGACCGTTTTGATGTGCTCGACATGACAGGTCGCGGCGACGTGATTGATCTGCTCGATGATCTTGCACAACGCGGCGAGATCGAAACGGCGATCCTGTGCGGAACGCTGAAGCAGGTTCCTGCAGACTTGCCAGCCACATTCGAAACGATCTGGATTGAGAGCGGCGAAATCGACAACCTGAAACTTGACGGAGAGCAAGCAGCATGAGCGTCATCATATTCGATACAGAAACAACAGGACTCAATGAGCCCGCAATCGTAGAAGCGGCATACCTTGTCGTCGAAGGGCCACGGCCGGTACATGTAGCAGAACACTTCTGCGAACGATTCAACCCGGGCAAACCGATCGAATTCGGCGCGATGGCAACGCACTTCATTACCAACACTGACGTCGCAGCTTGCCGGCCAGAATGTGAATTTGAGATTCCACCGGGCGTGCAGTACATCGTCGGCCATAACGTCGATTTCGATTGCGGAGTTATCGGAAACACCGACGCGAAAAGAATTTGCACGCTAGCAATGGCGCGCCACTTGTTTCCAAAGCTCGACTCTCACAAGCAGTCTGCCGTCATGCTGTACCTGTTCGGCGAGGGAGTTGTTGATTTAATCAAGAATGCTCACTCAGCGTTTCATGATGTGATGATGTGTAAAGACATACTGAATTTCATGATCTCTCAGTGCATGCCTGAAGCGCAGTCATGGGAAGACGTTTACCAGTTTTCCGAGAATGCGCGGATCCCTACCGTCATGACATTCGGCAAGCACAAAGGAACGCTGATCAAAGACGTACCGGCTGATTATGTGCAGTGGCTTTCACGTCAGCCCGACGTTGACCCGTACCTGATGAAAGCCTTTAGATCCAGATGACAAACCGCCCGAGCAATCGGGCACCACAACCGGAGATGAAAATGAGCGAAAAAGAAATTGAAAATGAAATTATCGAAAAGAAACTCACTGCGCCTCGCCTTACACCTGAACTGATCGACGCAGCAATTGCTGGTGAGCAGTACCACGTGTTTGACGGTTCTTGTCTTACTGTCTGCTGCCTGACGCTGCAAAATGGTTTTACGGTGTCGGGTGAGTCTGCCTGCGCCAGTCCTGCAAATTTCAATGCAGAAATTGGCCGCAAAATCGCCCGCGAAAATGCGCGTCAGAAAATTTGGGCGCTGGAAGGCTATTTGCTGAAGCATCGATTGTTTGAAGCAGCGTAATGACGCCAGCCCGCAGCGTATGCGGGCAAACACAAACTAGGAGAGCGAAATGAATATTGACCAAATGACTTACGGCGAATTGAAGCAAATCGCAGCGCTTTTTGGTGCCGCACAAAAACAAGAGCAGCCCCACCCTTTTGTGGGCAAGTTCGTGATCTGCCGTTGCTATTCGGCAGGCGTGCATGCCGGAATACTGGTTTCGCAAACCGGCGATCAGGCTGTGCTTAAAGATTCGCGCAGGTTGTGGAGCTGGAAAAATAACGGTGGAGTTGCGCTTTCTGGCCTTGCGGTAAATGGCCTTGCATCCGGGAAAATTGACACTGTTTTGCCGGAACTGGCCCTGACTGGCGTCATCGAAACTATCCCGTGCAGCGATGCTGCAAAGGAATCAATTTATGCAGCCAATTAAAGAGCATGACGGCTACGGCGACGGCTCCGGCTCCGGCTCCGGCTCCGGCTCCGGCTCCGGCGACGGCTCCGGCTACGGCGACGGCGACGGCTACGGCGACGGCGACGGCTCCGGCTCCGGCTCCGGCGACGGCGACGGCTCCGGCTCCGGCGACGGCTCCGGCTACGGCGACGGCTCCGGCTCCGGCGACGGCGACGGCTCCGGCTACGGCTACGGCGACGGCTACGGCTACGGCTAATAACGATTGATTTAATCGCCCGCCCGAGCGCATCGGGCACCACAACCGGAGATGAAAATGAGCGAAAAAGAAATTGAAAATGAAATTATCGAAAAGAAACTCACTGCGCCTCGCCTTACGCCTGAGCTGATAGACGCGGCAATTGCCGGTGAACAGTACCACGTGTTTGACGGGTCTTGCCTGACCGTCTGCTGCCTGACGCTGCAAAATGGCTTTACGGTGTCGGGTGAGTCTGCTTGCGCCAGTCCTGCAAATTTCAATGCAGAAATTGGCCGCAAAATCGCCCGCGAAAATGCGCGTCAGAAAATTTGGGCGCTCGAAGGCTACTTGCTCAAGCAACGCCTTTTCGAAGCGCAATAACAACCGCTGGCCAGAGCGCATCTGGCACTAACTACAACCGGAGAACGAGATGTCAATTATTGACAGAAACAAACTAATGTCCGCATTAAGGTATGACCAGCAAACAGGATTATTTGAAAGGATCATATCTATTGGCGGTAAAGCAGCCGGAACCATAGCAGGGACGCCAACTGCGGATGGATATATAAAAATTCGTTATGGCGGGAAAAGATATTTTGCCCATCGCTTGGCATGGTTTTATGTTTATGGCGAATTTCCAAAACACGACATTGATCATATAAATGGGATTCGATCTGACAACAGAATCTCCAACTTGAGAGATGTAAGCAATATCGTAAACTCTCAAAACAGAAAAAAGCCAAGATCAGGCAAGGCAGCAGGAAATATTGGTGTAGACTGGAAAGCAAACGCAAAAAAATGGCGGGCGCGAATCGTATGTGAAGGAAAGCCTATACACATAGGATACTTCTCTTCTCATGAGGCCGCATACGATGCGTATTGCCAAAAGAAAAGACTGCTACATAAAGGCTCAACTTTGTAACTGGCACCCTTTCGCATGGCGTCTGCTCGGTAGCACCTTGTGCGCCCTTGCTGGTTCGACAAAGCGGTAATTCTAGATAAACCCGCGTGAGAGCCAAGTCAACGACAGAGACGGAATTGCTACCCGTCAAGGGCGTTGGTATGAGAAATCAGGCAGCAAACAGACGCCAGCCGAAAGAGTAA